GTGGCTGTGCAGGTCTTTGAGTTTGTCGTAGAGCATATCCACGTTGCAGAGCGTGCAAATGTTGTAGGTGGCAATCTCCTGAACAAGCCTAATGAGCAGCGGGTTGCGGTTGGCGCCCGTCTGCGCAAAGATTGTCTCCACGTCGTATTCCTGCCAGGCGGCGTACTGTTGTGCGGTGAGCCGAGCGGTGTGGCGCAGATTGTTGGCTGCCAACAGGTAGCTTTTGACTTCGGTCTCGGCCGACAGAATGGCGCTCTCCTGGAGCGTGGTGTCGTTGCCCACAATTGCCGTCAGTTGGTAATCGTAGAGCAGCGCGTTGAGTTCGGTTGTAGCAATGTACATAACTTGAATGTTTAGAGGGCAGAGGGAAGGGTTTAGAGGACGGACGCCACAATGTGACGTCCCTACACACTAAACACTCACCTCTCGCCTTTTATTTCCATTGCAAAAATGCCCCGACTGGCTACCTATTAAAAATATATTAATCAATCTGATAAATGTTTTTGCGGGGGTGTTTGCGGCTGCTGATTTTCGCACTGTCAAAAAACAACACGGAACTATGGCCGAATCGAAAACAACGAAAACATCGGAACTGAAAAACAAGAAAGACATTGCCAGGCTGCTGTTTATGCAGGGCGTTACACAAGACGCCATCGGCGAGCGCGTGGGCGTGAGCCGCAACACTGTGGCCAAATGGGCAAAAGACGGCAAATGGGACGAGTGCCGCGCCGCTCTGAACGTTACCCGCCCCGAAATAGTGAACAAGAACCTGCTGCTGATAAGCCGCCTGCTTGACCGACTCAACACCGACAACATCGACCTGAAAGACGTGGGCAAGATTGTGGACCAGATAAGCAAGCTGGCCGCAGCCATCGAGCGCATCGACAAAAAAGCCAACGTGGTTGACGCTGTGGAGGTGTTCACCGCCCTCGACCAGTGGCTAATCAAACGTATGGAATGGGACAAAAGCATCACACCCGAACTGGTGCGCACCTTCGACCATTACCACCAACTCTACATCAGCGAAATGGTGAACAAAAAAGAGGGGATTAAACAGGGATAAACTATAGGTATTGGGTGTTAGGTGTTAGGTGTCGAAACCAAGACCCAACACCCAAGACCCAACACCTAAACACTAAACACTAAACTCTAAACATTTATGCGATTCGTACTCACCGACAGCACTCACGCCAACAGTTATGGATTCCGCACAGCCATCGAGGGCTTGAACCTCGACCGCTTCCGCAACAACCCCGTAATGCTCTACGCCCACGACGATGAGAAAGTCATCGGACGCTGGGAGGACATCAGAGTCGAGAACGGCCGACTGACCGCCGAAGCAGTGTTTGACACTGACGATGCCGAAGCCGCACTGATTGCGGGCAAAGTGGAGCGAGGTTTCCTGAAGGGCTGCTCGATTGGAATGATTGTGCACGAGATGCGCGAGGTTAACGGCGAACTGGTGGCCACACAATCGGAACTGCTCGAGGCTTCGGTTTGCGCTGTTCCGGCCGACGCCAACGCCATTGCCCTCTACGACCAGAACCGCCGCCGCCTTTCGGCCGCCGACGTGAAGGAAATGCTATTGAAATTCGATTTAAACCACGATAAAATGGAAAAACAGAACCAACAGGCGGAGCAACTCAAAATTGACGAGTTGACACAGGCCAACCAAGGGTTAGCCGCCGCCAACGAGAGCCTGACAGCGGAACTGGAGACAGCCAAGGCTACCATTGCCGACCGCGAAGGGCACATTGAGAAACTCGAGGCGCAGATTGCCCAAATGGAGCAGGAGCGCATCGAGAGTTATTTGAAAGCCGCTGCCGCCGACGGCCGCATCGAGCAGTCGGAGATTGAGCACTTCACAAAGTTGGCCGAGGCAGACTTCGACGCTGTGAAAGCCATTCTCGACAGCCGCTCGAACAAACCGCAGACAAGGCTGGCCGCTGTAACGGCAGGCGCAAAGGCCGAAGTTTCGGCTGCCGTGTGGGACAAAATGGACCGCGAGGGCAAACTTGCCGAACTCAAAGCCACCGACCGCGCACGCTTCGAGGAACTGTACAAGGCAAAATTCGGAGCGGAGTATAAAGGGTGAATTGGTGAATCGTTGAATCGATTAAACCTTCTAAACACTAAACGTTAAACATTAATCATTAAATCTATGCCAAACGCAGGATACATCAACAACGAGGGCGGCTCGTTCGGGTTTTTCGCACCCAAAGGCACGGGCCGCAAAATGTCGCAGTTCCCGCTGTTCGACGTGCCAGCCGTGACTCTATCGAGCAATGCGGCCGACGTTGAAGTGGTGCACACCGAGACGCTCATCGACCTGTCGGCCTCGAACCTTGCGGCCAACGCATCGCTGAACCTCGACGTGAAAGCGCCAGTGGGCTCGAAGCTGTATGTGAAATCGAAATCGGGCGGAACAGCCTACAATGTGGTGCTGAAAGACGCCGACGGAACCAACACCTACGCAACGCTCAACGGAGCGCAGAACGCAACCAAGTTCTACACGCTGCTGTGGGACGGCACAACGTTCAACGTGATTTGAAACCAGTGCGGACGCCACAATGTGACGTCCCTACTTTAAACTTTTGAACTTTAAACTTTAAACTTTAAACTTTAAAACCAATGGGACTTAACAAAGAGATTTGGGAGAGTTCGATTGTCGAGGGTTTGTTCGCCGACAATTCGTTCCTTGGCCGCGCCATCAACCACAGCGCGTTTGCCGACAACAAAACAGTGCACGTTCCGAACGCCGGAAGCGCGCCTGAAGTGACTAAAAACCGCGACTCGTACCCGGCAACCGCCGGAAGCCGTACAGATTACGACCTGTCGTACAATCTGGACGAGTTCACAACCGCACCAATCCACATCAAGAATGTGGAGGAGGTTGAGTTGAGCTACGACAAACGCTCATCGATTTTGGGCGCAACACAGGCAGCCTTGAAAGAGGCCGTGGCCGTTGACGTGCTCAAAAAGTGGGTTCCGAGCGGCTACACCTTGGTGAAGACCACAGGCTCGGCAGTTGCCCACCACCTTGCAAGCCAGACTGGCAACCGCAAGGCTGTGACCTTGGCCGACATTGTGGCCGTGAAGAAAGAGTTCGACAAAGCCAACCTTCCGCAAGAAGGCCGCTGCTTTATGCTCGACTACGAAATGTACGCCGAGCTGTTGGACGCTCTCTCGGCAGCGCAGTCGAACGCCTTCCTGGCATCGGCCGACACCGCACGCGGCATTGTCGGCAAGCTCTACGGCTTCGACTTCTATATGCGTAGCGAGGTTCTGCGCACCGTTGCAGCAGGCACATCGCTGGCAGCAAGCGCAGCCGCTACCGACCAGGCAGCAGGTATCGCGTGGAGCGACAAGGCCGTTTCGGTTGCTCAAGGACAGACCGAGATTTTCGAGGCAGAGAACGACCCGACTTACTACGGCGACATTGTGAGCGCACTGGTTCGCGCTGGCGGCTCATATATGCGCTACGACAAGAAGGGCGTGGTAATCCTGGCACAGGACACAGCTGCCTAAACAAACATTGTGGAGACGTCATAATATGGCGTCTCTACAATTGACCTGATTGGATATGCGAAAGATTGACAGTATAATAATCCACTGCTCCGCAACCCCCGAGGGGCGCGACGTATCGGCTGACGAAATTCGCAGCTGGCATAAGGCCGAGGGCAAGTCTGACATCGGCTATCATTACGTCATCCGTCTCGACGGGAGTGTGGAACAAGGGAGACTGGAAGAGCAGGTTGGAGCCCATTGTGCCGGACATAACCAGTCGAGCCTTGGTGTGTGCTACATCGGTGGGTATGCCTCTGACGGCAAAACCCCGAAAGACACAAGGACAGACGCGCAAAAAGCGTCGCTGCTGGCGCTGGTCAAGCAGCTCCAAACCTCTCACCATATACCGTCAAAATCAATCTTTGGACATAATGAATTTGCAAACAAAGCCTGCCCGTCGTTTGATGTGCAGGAATGGAAACGGAGGAACAACCTATGACATCTGAACACATATCACTGTTTCTGAACGCCCTGCTTTCGGTGGGTTTTCTCGGGTCGATTGTCACTCTGCGCGAAACGAAGCGCAAGGCTCAGGCAGAAGTGGATGCCGCCAAAGCAACAAATGCAAATTCTATTTTGGAAACCAACCAGAAATACATTGTCGAACCCTTAAAGAAGGAAATCAATGCGCTGCGCAAAACTGTCAATCAGCTTACCCGTGCCATTAATCGCATTACTGACTGCCCTCACTCTATCGACTGCCCTGTGCGGTCAGAGTTGCAGAGGCAGCAAGACAGCGAGCAATAGCACTCACGACACCTGCTACTACGAGCGGCTCACCGTTGACACGGTGGTGCGGTTCGAGGCGGACTCGGCGCTGATGCGCGCCCTGTTCGAGTGCGACTCGGCAGGCAACGTGCTGATGACCGAGTTGCAGACAGTGCAGGGCCAGAGGGTTTCGGTTGCGCCGAAGTTCAAGTATGTGGTTCTGAAGAACGACAACGGACGTGTGCAGCGCGATGTCTATATGGCAGTTCTGGCATACGCCGACAGTTTGCAGACACAGGTTTACGGATTTAAAGAACGTTTAAGCGCGGCTAAAACCGAACTTAAACAGGCACAGCAAACGCCACAGCATCCGCTTCGCCGCTCGATAGGACTGTTCGCCCTCGGGCTGATATGCGGGGTGTTCTTTATGGGGTTGATTTTCATTCGGGTATTAGGCAATAGGCAATAGGCATCAGTACGGACGCCGCAATGCGACGTCCCTACAATCTGAACTCTAAACTTCTAAACTTTAAACTTTAAACTTTTAACACTATGGCACAAGGAACTGGATATGTAAACGGTAGCGACCTTCTGTTGTCGCTGTCGAGTTCGGCATCGGGCACCTTCAAGGCGTTCGGCCACTGCACCAGCCACACCTGTACGTTCAGCTCGGAGACCAAGGAGCGCGCAGTGAAACCTGCGGCCTCTGTCACCACTCTGGGCGCTGGTTTGTGGAAAGACAAGAGCGTGAACGGCTTGAGCGTTCAAATCAAGGGCGACGGGCTGCGCTACTACGGCGAGGCCGAGAACGGCTTCAAAGACCTTTTGGGCTTGTGGAAGACAGGCGCACTGATTTACGTCAAGGCGTTTGTCCGCTCGAACGATACGGCACCGTATCTGTCGGGCGCGTTTGTCATCAGCTCGGTTGAGCAGACTGGTGGCGCTGGCGAGGACGCAACCTACAGCGTGACGCTCGACAACAGCGGCACCGTGACCATCGACGACGCAAAGGTTGACGGTGTGGCAGCGGGAAATTTATAATTGAAAATTCAATCATTCAATTAGTCAATCAATCTATTAATCAATGATTGCTATGAAGAAGGAAAACACCGCCGCAACCGCGACAAACGAGAACGTGACAGCGTGGCAGGCAGTTGACAACAACGGCCGTGTGCTGGGAACAGCCGACAACCGCGCCAACCTCGAGAAAATCTTCAAGAACTACCTTGCACAAGGGTTGGTGAGGATTGAGAAGAGGTAATCTTTTGGTTTTTTGGTGTGACAGGGGGCTGGCGAGTTGAAAGCCGACAGTCCCCGCACCAAAAAATTTTAGAGGTATTGGGTGTCAGGTGTTGGGTGTTTGTAGGGACGCGATTCATCGCGTCCGATTCACCAATTCACCGATTCACCAATTAAACAGTTAAACAACAAAACACCAAAGACAATGAACAAGATTGAAATCGGCGGCAAGCAGTACCCCTGCCGCATCACAATGGGCGCACTGCGCCGCTACAAACAAATTGAGGGCGAGGACATCAGCCAAATGGGCAACGACACCACCAAGGTGGGCACACTGCTCTTTTGTGCGGTGCAATCGGCCTGCAAAGCCGACGGTGTGCCGTTCGACTATGACATTGACACTTTTGCCGACACGGTTGACCTGACAAAGATTGCCGAGTTTGCGAATCTGATTACTGACGGCGACGGCTCAAAAAAAAAGACAGCCAAACCGTAGACATCAACACTCTGGTGGGGTTGGCGTTGGGGTCGGTTGGTATGAGTCTGGCCGACTTCGACGCCATAACCCCTGAAGAGTTTGCCGAAGTGTACGGCGCCTGGGAGCGCAGCCATCTGCGCGAGCCGTGGGAACAGGTGCGGTTCCTGGCCTGCAGTTGCCTTCAGCCGTGGAGCAAGAAGAGCCTGAAGGTGACCGACGTCTGCCACTTTGCGTGGGACAACGAGCACCTGAACGCCGACACACCCGCCGCCCCCTCGACGAGGGAGAGATTTGAGGAACTGGTTAGATTGACATCGGACAACGGACTTCAGACTACAGACAAATCCTAACTATTAAAACCTAAATAATCAATGGGCACCTATACAGCAAAGACACGGACGGTGGGCCGACGGCCGCGGAGCAAGAGGCTGCGCGAGTTGGGCGGAACTGTCATCAACAACAGCGGCCAGGCGCCCGACCTGTCGCCATACGAACTGTTGAGCAACAAGGTGACGGAGGTTGACCAGAACTCGACCGACGAACAATACCCCACCGCCAAACTGCTGTACGACCTTTACGCCGCACTGGGCGCGCTCATTACGGCTCTTGACGAGGGCAAGCAAGACGCCATTTCCGACCTTGCCGCCATACGCAGCGGCGCGGCTTTGGGCGCAACGGCCCTGCAAGCCATTACGGCTGCGGCTGGCTCCGACATTGGCACGGTGGGCACACCATCGGTGACGGTGAGCACACAGGGCAGCAGCACCACGCTCACCTTCCACCAACTGAAGGGCGCAAAGGGCGACAAGGGAGACACTGGTGCAACAGGACCGACAGGGCCAGCGGGCTCGAATGGCACCAACGGAACAAACGGCACCAACGGTGTGACCTGGTACTCAGGCACAGCCGTGACGGGCACAGGCACATCGGGCATCAGCGCGAGCGTGAGCGGCTCAAAGGCGGGCGACTTCTACCTGAACACATCGAACTGGAACGTGTACAAGGCCTCGGCCGCCAACACCTGGGGCTACGTGGGCAACATTAAAGGCGCCGACGGTGCGGCCGCAGGGTTCGGCACTCCTACTGCAACAGTTGATGCCAATACTGGCACGCCATCGGTGACAGTAACCGCATCGGGAGCCAACACTGCCAAGGTGTTCGCCTTCGCTTTCAAGAATCTGAAGGGCGCGAAGGGCGACCCGGGCACGAATGGCACCAACGGAACAAACGGCACCAATGGTGCGACCTGGTTCACCGGCACTGCCGTCACCGGCACAAGCACATCGGGAATATCGGCGAGCGTAAGCGGCTCGAAGTCGGGCGACCTATATCTGAACACATCGACGTGGAACGTGTATAAGGCCTCGGCCGCCAACACCTGGGGCTACGTGGGCAACATTAAAGGCGCCGGCGGTGCGGCCGCAGGGTTCGGCACTCCTACTGCAACAGTTGATGCCAATACTGGCACGCCATCGGTGACAGTAACCGCATCGGGAGCCAACACTGCCAAGGTGTTCGCCTTCGCTTTCAAGAATCTG